CCCAGTATATATCTCGACTACTATTGTCTCCTGACTCACCTAAACTACGATCTGGCCTAGGGTCACGTATTGCTTGTGGATCATCTACTGGAAACTCTCCTAATTTTAATTGAGGATGGTCAGGGTCCCAACATTCAATGCAAGCCTTTAAGTTTGTATCTCTACCTTTTACAACTAGGTTACGCAACTCACGTAGCTTGTACTGAAACCCACAAACATCACACTCTGCTATGGCTATCTTATTAGAGGCAAATCTGTTGCTCATTACTGATAACTCATGCGTGGAACAAACCTAGCTGAAGTTTTTTCTCTGTCCTCTGCTGCGGCTAGTTCAAACTGTTCTTCATACATGGCTTTTAACATAGGCACACGGTCTATAGCTTCAGGTAATTTAAGAGATATATAATAAGCTAGCCCTGCTACTAGGCAAGGAAAAAATCTAAAATTCATATCCGCAGTTTGTACACCACTACCTGCGTCTTCAATACGTCTCATTCTCCAATAATATAATTTATAATCATTGTTATCTGGTAGAGGCCATACATGAAACTTGGGGTGGTCACGAAGGCGTTCTATATAAATTTGAATTGGTCTACCTTGTGTTAACTTGTTAGGGATTGACGCGTACGTACTTACACTTATACGACTTATAGTAAGATCAGACTGAGTGGCTGTATTACCTTGATTAGTGCGTATTTGTTGTTCTAACAAGTCTATGGTATCAGCAGGTAGGTCATAAGCAGTAGTTTGACCTTTTACGAGGTCTACAGTCCCACTATCTATGGTCCACATGTTAATTCCACGATTCTGCCATTCTATAGTTAGCAAATTCATAGATCTTCTAGCAGTTCTTAGATCATACCCTGAACGCATCTCGCGCCCTGCGCGTTCAAACGCTTCTTCAGCAATCTCCGTGAACTCCATGTTAAATGCGGTAGTACCTGATGTAGCCATTATTTACCTACTCCGACTTTTCTTAACCGTATTTCCTTTGGCTTTAGCTTTAGCTCTGGCTGACAAATCTTTTAAATGAAATAGTTTTACGCTTGTCTTAGTATGAGATTTATTACTGTGTAAAGTACCATCAGCCATCTTATGGGTAGAACCCTTATGCTCAGTACCGTCTCTTTTGTAATGTTTTACACCTTTCATAATTTATATCCTAAACATAAAGTGTTTTCTTACGTCTATTATTCATTACCTGTCCACAACCTTTGGCTATGGATCGCTTGCCTCTAGCAAGTCCGCCTTCACGTAGTTTAACAATAGCAGGTTTTGTATTTTTCACTACAGTTTTTCCTTTTGATCCGGCACTTTTCTTTTTCTTGGCTGTGGACGCTCTTTCACCTTTACTAAGTGATTGCGCCTTACTTCTAGGTAAACATCGGTCTGGGTTCTTTTTGTCTTTAGACGTACCACACTTACCTTTTATATTGCCGTCTGTACCAATTCTAACCCAGTCTTGGTCTACCCATTTTTTAAGGTCGCCCATTACTTCTTACCTTTTGACCCTTTTGCATAATTAGGATCTTTACAATATTTTGAGGCCGCCATGTTTGCGTACGCGGAGGGATATGTATCAAAGGTTCGTTTAGCCCACGACTTACCTTTAGCACATATCTTCCCACCAGATTTATAATACCTACGCATTATGAACCTTTCATCCGTACCATTTTAGCCTTGCGAACGCCTTGTTTTGCCATACCGCAGCCACGAACCTTACCGCCTTTGTTCATCATAGGCATCTTACTGCCTCGGCCTCTACCTTTACCCATAGGGGCACGTCTCTTGCTTGGAGGCATAGGACCGCCTGTCATAGGGTTGTCCCCTGCCATAACACCACCAGCGCCTTTAGGACTAGGTTTAGGACCACCTTTTGGACCACCACCTACATTAACGCCACTATCATCGTACGGCGCACGTGGAACAGGTTTTTTCTTTTTTCGAGGACCAGACTCTGGCATCCCAGCTTCAACCATCATACCTCGTTGGTACTTAGGCATTTTTTTGTCTTTCATTTTCATTGTTTGCTCCTGCTTCTTTTTAGCCGCTTTTTCTTTTGGACTAAGGTTTAAGTTTTGAGTCATAGTATCAAATTCAATTTTAGCTTGCTCTTCATCAGTTATTTTTGACTTTTTTGATTTTCCACCAGTACTCATTTGCTTTGACATTGCATTTCTACTAATCGTCACAATATTCTCCTAACATTTCCATCGTTTCCTAGCTTGCCGTAACCTTGAATTAGGGTCTTTAGCCGCTTTAGGAAATTTTTTCATTTGTCCAGCAGAACGAGCGCAATAGGACTTACGCCTACTCGCCCGCTTGCCAGTTGGTTTGTCTTCAGTAACCGCAGTTTGTAGCTTAGATCCGGGGTTATTTCTTCTGTACTTAGCTACGCCTTTTTTAGTCATACCCGCGCCAGACTTAGTAGCACGTTTATCACCACTCTTAATAGACATACCTTTCATGCCTACTCCGCCACCTCTTTTATAGTACTTACGCATAAAATACAGTTATCGAAGACATGTTAGCGGCTGAGTATTCAACGTAACCAGCATCTTTAAACAATATACCGTCGTCTGGTACATCAGGATACTCAGAAGTTGTAGCGGAACCTACAGTATTAAACTGCATACGGACCGTTCCTGTAGGGCTAGTATCACGGAAAGATATAGTTCCTGCACTAGCTGTATTTACTGCATACAAACCTTTTAAACGTAACCTTCCGCCAAAGATAGATGCGGCTACACTATTACTAGTACCTGCACTAACGTTAGCTGCGGGATCACCTACCGCTGTTATGGAAGTTATAGACGTATAGTAGTTTACACTTGAAACCACACCTGTATCAGCGCCTGTAACTCTTTCACTAGCAGCATTACCATCTTGATCTAGTCCAATAATATCAAAAGAGATTGCGTCATCATCACCCGCAGAAGTAATAGTTATCTTTCGGGCAGCATCAGTAACATAAGGACTAGCAGTCAACGTAAGTGCCGCGTTATTACCCACTGCGGCAGCCGTAGATATAGCTGTTGCGCTTGCTGCTGCGGCAGAAATAAATGTCGATTGAATGTCAGAAGACATAATCTACTCCTTACGGTTGAATTGCAGTATTAAACGCCTGTGCATACATTACAGTAATTACCGCAGAGCCTGCATTAGTTCCAGCAGAAGAAGTAACAGTAAGACGTAGATCAGAAGAACCAGTGTCTTTCCACTCTAACGTACCACCACCTTGCGTGGTAATTGTTTTAAGTCCTACACTTGTGCCTGAAGCGACAGCGTTAATGAAAGTATTGTTATTTCCGCCCGCTTGACCAACACTTATATTAGTAGTTGTGTTAGCAGCCGTCTCTAGGTCAATTATGATATTTACAATCTTAGAGTTTGCAGGAATAACTATGTCAGTAGATGATGCAGTAAGTGCGCCACCTGATAGGTCAGCTACGTGTTGTTGGGTCATTACAACGTAGCCTACGTTAGCAACATCTTCACCTACAGTTGTTCCAATAGTATTTCGGATGTTACCTGCCCGTATAGGGCCAGCAAAAGTAGTATTAGCCATTATAAAGTTCTCACATGTGAGTTAAAGCAAATCTGTCTACATGTCGTCAGTCGGGTCTGTCAGATTCACCGGATTGTTTCCCGATATAAGAGAACATATCACAGTATATATCTTTGCGTCAAACATAAAAAAGGGAGCCGAAGCTCCCTTAGTAAAACACGTTACCTTACGCCCCCGGAGATCCGAAGATACCCAGTGGATCGGAAACACCGAATGAGTAACGCTCACGAGCTTTATAGCGACTGTTACCAGTGTCAAAGTCTGCATCCATAGATGTAGCCATTGGAGAACGGGTAAAGTGCTTCAAGCCGTTAGGTACGTCAGTCATCAAGAACCACGCATCAGTATCGGTTAGATAATGGTTAACCGCGTATCCTTGTGGGATAGCACCGTTATTGCGTAGAGCATTGATGTCATTGTCCGCAGTGCCAACACGTCCCTCAGTCTCAAGCAAACGAGTTGCAACGAATTGCAAGTTTGATGGGATAATGAGTTTCTTAGGCTGTGCAGCAATTTTCAAACCACGCTCATCAGTCCAAGCACCAATCTGAATAACAGCAGCTTCTAGAGAAGTTTCGTTAAGATCGGATGCAACCGCTGGACGGTTTGAGTTAGTTCCACCACTAACTAGAGGGTGATCGGTAGCACAAAGTACTTTTCCGTCTCCATAAGTAGTGCCAGCAAAAGCGTTATTTACAACTGTAGCTGCTTTTACTTGCTTGGTGTAAGCCATAGCGCGAGCTAGTGCTTTAGTGTAACGGGCAGATAGCGAGTCGTATAGGTTATCTTCAATCGCTTCTTCAGTGATTGCAAAGCCCATAGCAACAGTTTCATGCGTGTATCGTGCAGTGAAAGCTTCTTGCGCGTTATCATACTCGATTGCAGAACCTTCTGCCTTAGTTGGAGCAGAGCCAAAACCAGACAGTTTAGTTTCTTCCTCGAAAGAACGATCAGAGTTTTCAGTCTCAAAAATCTCTTTGTGTTCTTCGCCATACTTTGCGTACTCTAGCCCGAATAGTGCGTTCAATCCGGGGAGTAGCTCTTTGAGTAATTGACTTCTTGAAATAGCCATCTAATTATTCTCCTACAATGCCAGTACCCATTTGATGGTACGGTAGGTTAAATTTAACTAAAACATCAGTCTTAGCGTCGCCAATGGCAGAACCAGTCTTGGTTACAAAACCAATCACTTTAAACGCCTTAGTTGCAGTAGCAGTAGTAGCGTCCAATGCAACGTTAGACTTACCAGTAACTGTGTTTACAGAAGTAGTTGCGTTCTGTGCGCCAGTCAAAGGAGCGTTATGCCCCAAAGCCGTTTGAGCAACAGCTCCATCAGCTTGTACTTGGAAGGTTACACCGGGGTCAGTTACCACGTAAGCAGTAGCGTTAGCAGTGCCTGAGGGGTAATACTGAGCAAAAATCAACTGCCCTTCAGCATTGATGTATTCGCATCCAACAAACACACCTAGAGCGCCAATACTGCTGCCTCCTAGGTTGTTAGTAGTTGCGTCTGCACCTGTACCAGAAGCGAGTTGCACGTATCCTGCATTTAGCTCAACAATAGAACCGTAGCCAATGTTCTGAGCTACGCCAGCAGGAGTAATAAGAAAAGCATCACGGGCACCTGCATAAGGTGTACCGTCAGCTTTACGTACGGGAACGAACCCGTATGGGGAAGCTGTAGCAGCCATAATATCCATCCTTTTTAAAGATTAAATTAAGTTCCTTTACCAAAGGTAACTTTCGTTTTCCGCTCATTAAATAGCGGCATACGAGCATCACTCTCTCGCATGAGGTTGTTATCTACAGACTCCATTTGAGACCTAGTTTGTCCCTCATAGTATTCTGTACGTTCTTCAACCATTTCGCTAGGAGCTTTACATAACATTAAACCACCAATAATTACATTATCTTTAAATCGTTCATTCTCGATTGTGACTAGTGTAATTTCTGGATGGTCTGATGCTTTTACAGGCTCCCAACCTTCACGTAACTTTGAAGAAACATTAGTGGCGTCAACATTGCCTTGTGTAGCTACTCGAATCCAACGATAAGCGTATCCAGCTTCAGGTGTAGGAGAAGGTAATACTTCTGGCCTATTCCAAGCTTGCTTACGCACTGTTTTTTCACGGGTTTCTAATTCACGGTTTAATCTGTTCTCGGCCATTATATTTTCCTCATCTCTTCAGCAACCTTTTTGGCGTATAAATCCAGTGGAACTCCAAGTTTTTTAGCGATAGCCACTTGTGTTTGCGTTAATTTCACCTTTTTAGGTGATGTGCTCCGCGTAGCGGGTGCAACCACATTTGTCTGCCGTTTAGTCTTTGTCACTGGCTCATCCCCGAAACTTTCGGGAAACACTTTCTGCATACGAGTATTTATAGTCTCGTAGTATTCATCACTAGCAGGGTCTACACCCTCACTAACAAGTCGTTCATGCAGCCCCATAGCAAAACCTGTCATCTCTTTATCAGAACCAAACCACGGGTTATTTTCTGCCCATTCTGAGGCTCTGGAGTCAACTACGGTTTCGGGGGCGGACTCTTGTGTAGGTAGTTGTACCTCATTCTCTTCTTCTTGTAAAGGTTCAGGTTTAAAATTAGCTAACTTATCTGCCTTTATCTTAGCAT